CCATACCGAAACTTATTGAGGAAAAGGAGAACCTAAAAGAGAAAATCAAAACCCTGTCGAAAAGCCAATATGACGAGTACATGGACATGCGCGACCGAATCAAATACATCCAGCAAGAAGTCAAATCCCTCGCGCGACAAAAGAAGGAGTATTTACTCAATAATTCCAAACACATTTTCGATTATTTTGAGCAAAAGAAGCAAATCTCCGTCGATTCAAACACACTCAATCAAAACTCCAATGTTCTCAATTCTTTCTTTAAAATCAAGGCCACGCAATCGTCGGCGGCCGACCCCAATAACGACAAGTACGCAAAATCCAAGCAATCTTACCAACATTTCTGGCGAAATGTCACCAATGAGATTGCAAATATCCAAGATTTCATCGTATCGACCGACGTATGTGAAACATGTCTGCGCGGAGAACTCATTCCTCAAGACGAAGAAGGCATATTGATTTGTAACAACACTGCATGTGGCAAATTCATCACCTATATCGTCGATAGTTCCAAACCCACCAACAAAGAGCCGCCAAATGAGGTCTCTTACACGGCCTATATCCGTCTCAACCATTTCAAAGAAATCTTATCCCAATTCCAAGCCAAAGAAACCACACAAATCCCCGATGAAGTGATTGACGCCATCAAGGCGCGCATTAAAAAGGAGCGAATCAAGGATGTCTCTCTCATCAACTACGACAAAATGCGCGAAATGTTGCGGAAACTCGGCTTCAACAAATATTTCGAACATATTCAATATATTAATTCGCTGTTTGGTATTAAACCCCCCATTATGAACGAAGAGTTGCACGAGACGTTATGTGTTCTCTTCATCGAAATACAAAAACCGTGGGCGGTGCACTGCCCGCCTAACCGGACCAATTTCTTCAACTACACGTACACGTTACACCAACTATGCGTGTTATTGGACCAGACCCAATATTTGCCCTATATTCCAATGATGAAGGACCGCGAGAAGCAATTAGAACAGGATATGATATGGAAAAAGGTGTGTAATGATCTGGACTGGGAATATTTTCCAACCGTATGAGTTGACCGACCAATCAACAAACTATTGTAATATTATTACACAATGTGATGTAAAAATATTATGTGTGCAAGGCTTAAGCGGCAATCTTAATGCCACCCACCAATGTGCTACCGAGTGTCATGCCGGCACCGTTTCTGGCGCTGGATCCCATGGAGGGAATAAACACATCCAAAATGCTAAATGTGGCGGCGGCGGTCAATGCAATCACAATGATCTCCTCAACGCTCAACGCCTTCTTGGGGATCAACATGGCGCAAATCGCCACAGCCAAACCCTCAATCAAGTATTTGATGGCACGCTTCAAAAGCTCGTTCATGTCAAACATTTCGGTCATGTCGAATATATATTATATTCAAATAAAATAATTCATTCTAAATGAAAAGAAACGAAACAGCCAATATATGGAATTCGATATACAAATATTATGTTATGTAGAAAACACTTAAATATAATGTTGGAATACAAGATATAATGTCGTCATTCGAGAAGAAAACACTGGCAAACGGATCTACGAATCCTAAATATGTAGATTTGTGCGATGAAGATGCCCCCGTCGCAGGACAGAAATTTGCATGCCTATCGTTTGTCTCCCCCGAAAAAATATTGAAGAAGCGCGAAGTGTATTTGTTCGACCAATTCATCAAGAACTGGGAATTTTCTAAATCTATGGAGCGATACTTCGATTTCATCCATTTCGTCGCATACAAACACAACATGAATGTGGAGACGCTTATCGCGGATTTCAACGATTTTGTAAAGGAGGAATCATCAAAGCTAAAGAAAAGTGGCATTGAAGATGATTACAAGAATTTCATGGACAAGCAGGAAGACGCGTTGAACGAGAAGTTCAACCGAGAGCATTCTTTCCAAACATCGGTGCGCGGTCTCAAGGTGCGCGGTGTATTTGCGTCTCAGGAAGAGGCCGAACAGAAGTGCAAGAAGTTGCGTGAGCATGACCCCAACCACGATATTTTCGTAGGTCCGGTGGGCGTGTGGATTCCATGGGATCCCGACGCATATAAGACGGGTCGCGTAGAACACATGGAAGAAGAGTTGAACGCATTGCATAAGGAGAAGATGAAGAACGAGGAGATGGCGAAGAAGGAGTTCGAAGAGCGCGTGCGTGAAACAAAGAAGAAGGCGATTATGGAGAATATCGAGAAGGCGAAGGCGAGCGGAAACGTGCTTACCCAAACAATGGATGCCGACGGAAATTTGGTGGGTGTAAAGGAGACGGTGAACTTCGAAGAGCGCGATGTTGCTGATGCCGAATCTACCAAACTACGCAACGAGTTGTTGCTGGAACAGAACAGCAATTTGGTGGACACACTCGAGAGTGTCGATTAACTTCCCACAACAACAATAGAAAATAAACCGATAACGATATAAAAATTATGATGTATTAAATGTAACACATCATATGACAACTTTTTGCGATATAATATACAGGAAATATATTCTTACCGATTCACAACATGTCGAATTCTTAACATTTGACTATATTACAAGTGCTCAATATTTTACCGCCAATCTGCCTCGAGGGGCCAATCGGTGTGGTGATATTATTTATGTATTATATTCCATATTTATATCGATTTATGTTCATGCCCGCGCGAATTATGTAAGCACGAAGTATGCATATATTAAAAATACGTTTAATAATCCGTTTTACAGCGCCGATTATAAAGCCGAATTCATCAACAAATTTTGCGATGCGCAACGCCACTATCAAGCGCTATGTAAATTTGCATATAAATGGAAGTGGAATAGAGCAACATATGCGATCAAACACGATTTATTGTTGAACCCGATTGAACCCGGCCAATATTTTGTGTTGCCATTATTGCATGCTGGGAAAAAATACTTGTTTACAAAAAGCGACTTGACGAACATTGTGGAAACTGCATTAACCCATTCGCCGTATATTTATTCCGAGCCATTGCCAATTAAGAATCCATACAACAATTTGGTGTTCGACAAATCTCATTTGTACACGATTTATTTCTTCATGAAACACCGCATGTTTACGTTGCCGACCGTTTTTCATCAATATTTCCTGTATAATTTTCATTTGAAATTGTTTCGCGATAATAACGAGGCGCTCATTCGAAAAATGCATATTGGTTCGATGATAAAGACGAATAACACGACGATTCGGCGACGGGATATAAACACCATGATTCGTCAGTATAACGACCACTGTATTAGTACGACCAAAAAAATATACATAGACCCAGATTTTCCAAATGACGTATTATTTCGCGCAATGACACCCTATTTGCATTTATTTTACACTGCTACATATGCATTGGACATTACCGAAAAGGGCGGCGCAATGAATAATTTGAGATATCAATTGGATAGGTTTCATAAAATATCACCTACATTTGGCCGCAAATTCATAAAAATGGGATTTAGAAAAACACAGTTGCTACCACTTGAATATGTATATGACATGCGATATTCACAATATGTAACACTGCCTTTTTCGAAGAATTATGATACGTGCCATACCACCATTATTGAAGATAATCTGGACGAAGAAAAGGAATCAGGCATGTCATTTTATCCATTGTTGCCGCATAGTACGTTGATTCCGCATCTAGACGATGACGACGATGATGATGAGAACAATAATGACGATGACGATGACAGTGATGATGACGATGATAGCGGCATTATCAACCCGCATATTGTAAACAATAATGACGATGATGATGATGATGATGATGATGACGATGATGATGCAGAAACGTTAAGTATGTTACGTGACGTCAATGTAGATGGTGACAGTGACGATGTTAGTGACATTGTCCATGAATCGAGTACAGAAGAGGACTCGGTTCATGAGGATGATTTGGCTATACATATGGAAATCGCAACATCCGGGTCAAATACAGACTATGACAGCGATTGATATGCCGTGAACAATTGCCCGCTTACCATTTTGATTTCTTCACATTAATGGTTTGCGCGCTTTTCTTTTTGGATTTACTTGGGTCATATGCCTCATCTTCGTCATCTGACCCCATATTTTTAGATATTTCCCAAAATTCCTTGGACCCCAACCGGAAATTTGGATGATTTTCGGCCTTGTACCAAAATATCTGGTCATTCAGTTTGTTCGATTTCGCATTGTTGTTAATCACCAAACATTCGAAGTTCTCGGTGCACTGATCCATAACAGCACAAAATGATTCCAACGTGGGAAACATACTCGCATAATTTTCCCAAATACGTTTACGGTTAGTCAAATACGGTTCTCGCAATATAAACACATAATCGATGTTTGTACGCAGATTCGGGGGGATACCCAAAGGATATTGCATGGTAATAATAAGCATGATTTTCCAATGACGACCATTCATAAATAACAGTCTCATCATTTTATCGCGAGTCCACGATGCATCATATAAACAATCATCCAAAATGACAAACGCTCTCGGGTCGATTGTTGTACGCTTATAGGTTTCAAGTTCTTTGTTTACCTGTTTTAACACCGTTTTTTGTCGGCGCAAAACATTCTCGATGAGAACCGAGTTGTATTCTTCATGAATGAATAGTTTAGGTACATGAGAAGCATAAAACCCATTACCGGCTTCTGTCCCGGAAATAACCGTCCCAATTGGGATATCCTGGTGATAAAATAATAAGTCTCTCACTAAAAATGACTTACCTGTATCACGTCGCCCAATCAATACCACCACCGGGCCTTTATTTTCATCGGGTTTAAATGTAATCTCACGCATACTGAATTTTTTTAGTTCCAATGTCATAGTATTTTATGTATACATTAGTAGATATAAAATGAATTTTTAGGATAAACGTGCTCGCCGCCATAAATCATACACAATCAAATTCCATTAGTTTAGAATATGTGAAAAATATGTAGTAACCACTTATACAGATTCGACAACAATCATGACATCTACCATAAATGAAATTCCTAAATTCACAATCCATTACGCGAAACACAAAACGGTTCAAATGAGTATTTTAGATAAGACAGGGGATGTTACTTCGGCCGAAGATATCGAAGCCAAGTATTCACCGTTTCACATTGAATCCGTGCAAAACTATAATCCAATTTACGATTTGTGGTTTTCGTTGGATGAGTCCAATTATAATCGCATATCATTAAACCATGCACATCATTTGGTTGATATGAATACCGTTGTTGGATTAAACACGAAAGACGTCGTTTCCCGTCCAGTATTTATTAAGTATTCGCCGCTTTTAGACCCGATTCGATACATGGTGGGTAAATATGAATCATGTAAACAACCGATCGGCAATTTGCCATCATTGACGAATGAAAACGTACATATGAAAATACAGGATTATAACAATATGGCGTATGTGGATGGTTTCTTTAGTTATTTGTCTAGCCAGCTGTTGAATACCCATAATTTCGTGCACGGTGTCGATTTTTACGGGTCATTCACGGGGATTCAGGAACAATATAAAATGGATATTACGGATGATTATGATTATTTGCAATGTTCCGCCTTTTTCAATAAAAACAACAAAATATTGTTTAAAACGTCGCATGTGGATAATGATGGGTTTTTTAACTATGGGTCGCATGGCAATAAACCTCGGCTTCAAGTACTAGAAACGCCTAAACGTAACATATCTGCCGTTATTATTGAGGATTTTATATCTCTTATTCCGGATGATGTGTTGTCGGATGCCAACCCGGACACGGAATTAGTATACACAAACCCGACTGTAGAAAGTAAAAATAGCTCGCGAAATACGTCGGGGTCATCGGATGATTCAAATAGTAGTCAAACCACTGCAAGTGATGGATCAAGTGATTGTGACCATAATAGCAGCAGCGAAGAAAGTGTTTGGGATACAGACGAAGATGATGATGGCGACGATGATGGCGACGATGAAAGTGATGATGATGACGATGATGAAAGCGATGATGACGAATCGTATAGCGAGACCGATGCATGTTATGCCTACATAAAGAACTTCCCGGTGCACTGTATCGCACTACAAAAATGCGATGGCACATTAGATTCACTATTCAGCAAGCACTCGCTCAGCAAAGAAGAAGCCACCTCCGCCCTCATGCAAATTGTAATGACGATCTTATGCTATCAAACAACTTTCCAATTTACACATAATGATTTGCATACGAATAACATCATGTATGTCAACACAAACGAAGCATTCTTATATTACACATATAAGCGTAAAATATACAAGGTACCTACGTATGGCAAAATATTCAAACTAATCGATTTTGGCAGGGCCATTTATAACTATAACGGTCGTCGATTATGCAGCGATAGTTTTGCGCCGTTGGGCGATGCATCAACACAATATAACTGCGAACCGTACATGGATGTAAGCAAACCTCGATTAGACCCCAATTATAGCTTCGATTTGTGTAGATTAGGATGTTCGCTGTATGATTTTGTAATCGACGACGATGATAACCCCAAATGTTACGATGATTTGCAACAATTAATACACGATTGGTGTTTGGACGACAATAAGAAAAATATTTTGTATAAGCAAAACGGCGATGAACGTTATCCCAATTTCAAATTGTATAAAATGATTGCGCGTACAGTTCATAATCAAACGCCCGAACACCAACTTTCTCGTAACATATTCAAACAGTACATTGTTCCGCATTCGACCGAAGTGCATGCACACGTACATATCAACGTAGATAAATTGCCGGAATATTACACAAAATATGTGTAAACAGTCATAAACATTTTTATTCGAAAAATGTTTATCTATACCGAATTATTAAGCGTTCATGTATTCTTTCTTGAACATTTCCGGTGTCATAATTGGTATGTTTTCGGCAACTGCCTTTTTGGTTTTGTTTGATACATCGTCAATCGACTTTACAATGAGTACAAACGTCTTTTTGCTCATATTATCGTCTAACACCCCGCCAAACTTTTTCAAATAGTCGATGATTTCTGCATCGCGAACCTTCGTCATGACAACGTGTTTCCCAAATAATGGGTGTGTTTCGTCATGAACTACTGCTGCTGCCGTATCCTGAGGCTGGGCCTGGTCCGCCGCTGCTGACTTGGCATGTGCAACAACCGTGTTCGCGATTTTATGCATTAGCTCGCATTCTTTCATAAATTCCAAAAACACAGGAATATTGGTCGCAAAACTTTTTGCATTCTCTTTTCCAATCCCGTCAATCGTTTGTAACATCTCGATTTTGCGATCCGTTGTTTCCTGGCTGGTCAATATTTTGGGATAGGCAGTCATAATCGGCTGTATTTTTCGCACGCCAATGCCACGCCCAAACTTATTTGACGATGCCATAATTGTTACCAGCGACGCCTTTTCAACCTGGGCCTGGATTCCATCATATATTTTATTTACCATTTTCGTTTTGAACCCTTCCACTTTTGCATAATCGTCCTTCGTCATTTTCAAAATCGCAGGAACCGTCGCGTAACCCGCATTCATTATTTTTTTCACATTGCCACCACCGAGTCCGTCCACTTCTAGACCTGTGAAAAAATCGGTGATATTCTTTGCCTGAACGGTTTCATCATCTTCCATATTATCCAACACAATATCCACGTTTGTTTCCGTCCAATGATATGATACATTCGGCATTTTCGCCATTTCTGCTTGCACTGTCACCGATTTGATATAAGGAATAACATCACCACTACGAATGATTTGTATTACCGCGCCCACGCCGATTTTATTGCTTTCTATAAATTTGCCGTTGAAACCAGTTGCATATTCGATTGTAACCCCACCTAGACGTACCGGTTCGATGCGGACACGCGGCTTCAAATAACCGCTTTTACTTGGCGTCCATATTACATCGACCACTTTGGCTTCCGCCACCTGATCAGATATCACCATTTTAAATGCGAATGCATGGTCAGGATTACCCTCTTTGCGCAAATAAATCTTATCATCTGTAACAATAACACCGTCGATTTCGTATTCGTAATTTGTTCTCCAGTCCATTAATAATTCGGATAATTTCTCGTTTGTCAGTGCATCTACGGATTTATGTTGCACTACCTCGTGGCCGAGGTCAATCAATGTTTGCAATTGCTCACTCGGGCGTAGCGATGGACGAATCACTTCATATGCAACAAAATGCAGATCGCTCGTTTTATCGTCGATTGTTTTACTATTTACAATACCGGACACTAAATTACGGGGATTGGCGAATTTGGATTTATACTTTTCTTCGAAGACGACGCGCGGCATGATCAATTCCCCGCGAACAACACTATTCTTTTCGAGGGGCAATTTGAGCACCGACAACAAATGACTAACATCCTGACCAATGGTGCCATTTCCGCGTGTATATAATTTTGGCACGCCACCTTCAGTCGTGTATAGTCCGCTTACTCCGTCCAATTTGCATGATAAAACATAGGGTCCTTTATATTTCTGTGTCCATGTTACAAGCGCATTTGTATCCGGTTTAATTTTGTCCATCGACGCCATCTTGTATGGCAACTCTACTTTATTTTTTGTCACATTAGCCCCAATATTGTTCAACACTTCGTTCGTGGGGTATTTGACTTCCATGTATTCTTTAATAATATCATATTCATTGTCGCTCATAATGGCGGTTTTTGTGTTATAATATGCATCTCCAGCTGCTTCGAGCCATTCAACTAGTTGAGATTCATTTAATGTATCCAATATGTCGATTCCTTCTCCGCGGAATCGAGCGACTAATTGTTTCGCATTATTTATTCTGGCCTCCATATTATCTTCTTTGCCTTTTAATTTTATATCGTTTTCTTTGTTGTCTTTCTTTGCCTCTGGACCAACGACTCCTTCGGCATGCTTTACACGTTTACGTTTGATCGTAGTATTCTTCGGCTTCTTTGCAGGTTCAACGATTGGTTCTTTATTCATATGCAATATTGGGACTAATTCGGGCAATACTTCGGCTTCGTTGGATATGGTTGTTTTTAACATTTCATCATTAATACCGGTTTCATCTAGTTCCAACTTGGTTGCAATGACATTTAATGTGACTGTTTTCTTGGTTTTACGGGGTTTCTGCACTTTTGGTTTGTCAGCTGCCGCGCCTGGCGATGCCTTTTTTGTTTTTCGGGGTTTGCGAACTTTGGGGTTTCCGTCTGCGTCCAGTGCCACTTTTCTGGTTTTTGCTTGTTTGGCGGCTACTGGAACCGGCGATTTTGGTTTATCAGTTATAACAGGTGATTTTGGGTTGATTGCAACAGCTTCGACTGCTGCTACACTTGGTGCTGCCTTTTTGGTTGTGCGAGGTTTTCGAACTTTGGGATTGCCATCCTTATCCAGTGCCACTTTTCTAGTTTTTGCAGGTTTAGTTGCAGAGCTGGGTGATTTATTTTTGGATTCTTTTACAGCTGATATTTTTTCTGGTTCACTGTGTGCTGGGCAAATCGGTACAATACAGTCTTTCTTATCTACATTACATGTACACCAATTTCTCGTTCCAACAAGTCTATTATCTGTCCAACTAGGAGAACATCCAGTTGCACATTCCCCTCCGGGTACAGTATCACATGATTTATAGCAACTTTGGCCTTTTTTCTCTACACCCGTATCTGGTATAATGGGAAGGGTGGTTTCTACCGCGCGACCGTCAATACGCTGTTCAGGCGATTTATATTTTAAATATAGAGAACTAAATATCGATTCTTCGTCCACAAATATTTTGTCTATTTTTTCGCCCTTTTCTTCACCCTTTGTTTTTGTATATATGCCATGTTCGTTTAACGACAATCCCAGACGTAGCGCATATCCACGCATAACAGTATTAAACGCCTTACTTCCGGTAAAATACAATATGGCAAATGGGAACTCTTCGGGCGAAGTATACATAAAGTCCACGCGGCGTGCATGTTCCACATTCGGCAATTTGGCAATAACCAGACATTTTGTTTTTCCTCGCGAGAGAACCTCTATAATCACATTTTTACGTTTTAAATCATCCACAAATTCGGTGAAAACATTGGCATTCTTCGATGTAATAATAACATCAATATCTCCAGATGTCTTCGCGCCGCGTCTGTAGCTACCTACGATTTCGTATTTGGA